AGCATGGTACGGCCCATGGTGGTGAACGCTGCCGACGCTCTACCCAACGAACTAGCGTCGATCTCGATCCGACCTCTTGCGGTACCCAGATCATAGTCAGGCATTGTTCACCTCCTTAAACATGGCGCCCGGGTCTCGGAACTGCCCTTTCCGCACTGGAGCTTTACCACCATTCAGCAGACGCTCCAGTAACCTCTGCTGTTCATGCTGCCTCAGTTTCCCGGCATTCTTACCCTTCCTCATAGGGACTTCCTCGAGGGTTTGGGTTATCGAGGCACCACCGTGCATGATCGCTTGGTCGAAACAGAATGCCTCAAGACTTCCGGGCTGTAGTCCTACCAGTTGACTTGGCGGGCTTGACGTCTGCTGTGCGAGCTGGAACACTGCCCACACCTGCGCCAAGTCCCTCACGAAATCGCTCCAAGTCTTTGGTGCCCCCTACGGCCACCGAGAAGACAAAGAACTTGTCGTCCATGCCGACCTCGTCGACATAGAGGATGTCCGGCCGGCGACTGAACCGCGGCAGCGTGGGATCGTCATCAGGCCCTGGGTGTGGCGGCACGTCGTGAACGGTGGGTTCTTGGAACGACGCTATAGCCACGTTGTCCACCAGCTGAAGGATGTCGTTGATCTTGGCCGGGTCATCCATCATCTCCTCCATGTTGAAGTCTTCTCCAGACACCTCTTCTCCCCGCTGGGCCTTCTTGAGGGAGTTGGAGATGACAGACATGAGGGAGTTCGGGATCATACCCGACTTGAGAAAGGCCTCCATACCGGCAGCCTTGATGATGGCGGTCTTCCCGGAGGGTAGCTCAACGGGTTCGCCAAGGGTTCCTGCGTCTTTCTTCCACTGCTGTACGGGTGTGGTATCTGGCATGGCCAATGACCTCCTCGGGTTCCTAAGTGGCCAAGTTGTTCAGGGCACTGCGACGGCGGTCTCGTTGTTCCGGAACTCGTACAAGTTGTCGGAGGCGTCTCCCAACGCCTTGCCGCTTGCCGAGGTGAGCCAGAACTGACCGTCACCGAGTTCACCTTCCAGGTTCTCCGAGGCGCGGCACTTGTAGAGCTTGACGTGCCAGTCGCCGCCTGCGTCGGAGATTGCCTGACCCTCGCATTGGAAGTACGGCCTGGCGTCCGTGACCTTCTTGACGAGGAACTTTGTGATGTTGGGAGTGGTACCAGACGTGGTCAGAATGCCGCCAGACATCACCACGAAGGCATCGAGGGAGATACCTCCCGCTTCCAGACTCCAGTCCACCGAGGGACCCTTGCCCCGGATGGCGATCAGGCGATCGTCACCGCGGAGCTCTTCGTAGTCCTCCGACTCGCTGAAGCTGAAAGTTCGAGAGGCAGGCAGATCCACCGAAGATCCAACAACGCCGTTGGCGTCGATGGGGCGAACCTTGACGTCACGCAGACCATATGGGAGTGCGAGAGTTGCCAGTGCCATGCCCTCTCCTTTCTTGGGTTGTTGCGGGTTCTGAGTACCGCCGTGTTTCGTAGTCGCCAGTACCCAGATCGAAGCGGTGAAGAACCACAACCCCTGGTTTCTTCCCGCAGAACCTGCTCTCGCATCGGAACTCAACGATCCCTTGCGGCTTGATGTCCCCATCATCCACTAGGAGCCCGTGCAGTTTGTTGCCTTCACATCTCAACTCACGCATGAGCGTCCCTACGCTTCCCTAGGATGATGGTTTACGCGATCAAGTGATTACGCGACCGATAGGGATCCCGTCGATCAGCACCTTCCCTACGCCTTCCTCAGGCAAACGGGATTGCGCTCATCGCTATTTCGTCTTGCGAGCCTGAGTCTCAGCCTGCACCTCGACGGTCTCGTCGTCCGCGGTCGTCGACCCAGCTGGCGTCTCCGCGTCGTCCTCAGCCGGCTCTTCCTCGACGAGAGAAGCGAACTCGCGTGGCGTGATCTTCAGCAGAGCATCGGCGACGTCGTCGTCGACCTCGGCGATCTTGTTGTTGTCCTGGTCGAAGGTCAAGTCGGGCTGATCATCCAGACCCAACTGGCTGAGATCCGACGAGGTCAGTTCTCGGACATCACTATTTCCGGTGTACTTGATGAGCTTGGTCATTCAGTTCCTCTCTCGGAGAGTGGCGGTTAGTTGGAAGCGGATGTAGCGGTTGATGGTCCCCATGACGTCGTCCTTCAGATCAACCCCAGTCTCGATCCATCGAGCCTCGAGAAAGTCACCCTGGGCAGGCCAGGACTCGAGGGCTCGGCGAATCTTGGCAAGACCATCGTCGATCGTCAGGTAGTCACCAGGGATGTCATGGACCCAGATCTGGCAGTACTCGCGTTGTCCATGTCCTTGGATGAGAGGAAAGTGGGTGTGCATCCGGTAAGTACAAAATGGCTTGGGGGGCACAATATCGAGAGAGGATGCCTCGTAAATCCTCACCACACCATCATCTCCAGTGAAGAGCGCCAGGACTTCGGCGGAGTGGGCCATCGCTTGGTAAACGTGGGTTCTCACGGGATCAGCTCCATCACTAGTTCCAGCTGGGCCATAATCCTAGGCCCCATTACCTCGATCGTCGGTACGATGATGGCATACCGGCCCGACCACCGAACTTCCAGCCAAATCCCGTAGTCGACTGTGTGGTAGAGCACGATGGCATGGTTGAGCACATCATCCTCGACCTCGGCGGTTAGACCTCTTCTTGCGTCGCCGGTTCGATCTTCCCACGGAGCGTTTGCCTGAGCGTACTCTTCGACCTGGCGAGCCAACTCTTCGAGCACCCTTCCGAGAGCGATGTCGAACTCGACGGGAAAGGCCAGCATCCTCGGCGTCAGAGTGTCGTAGTACCAATGGATTCGACCCCCTTCCATCAGTCGATCGGTTCTGTGGCCATCCAGCGCAACCGAGCTTCACTACGAAAGCCCCGGACGGGAGAGATGTGCTCTACTCGGTACCAGCCGCCGGTCTCGCACTCCAGGTAGTCTGACTTCTGTACGTCGGCGTCAGGCATACCAATGAGTTCTTCGGTCACATCGTCAATCCGTCCCTCGTCAGGCGTGGTGCGAGAACGGTCCCACACCAAGCCTGACATCGGGACGATCCGGAACTTCTGGGCGGGAAGCCGAAGGGGAGAGGTCTTCACCATTCCGCCAGCTTCGGTCCGCTGCTTCTGGGGGCGAAACAGCGAAACGACGAGGGGGTTGGCGTCGATGAAGGCCCGGGTATTCCGCTCCCCGATCCGTCGTTCCATCTCGTTGGTGACTGCCATGGTCACGACCTCTCGATCTTGTGGATCTTGGTCCCAGCCGACGAGGAGAGACCGGAACCCGCGGCACCGCCGAGGGCTGTGACCATGGCAAGAGCGTTCTTATGGAGGTCCGACATAGCTCGCTTGGAAGTGCCCTCTTGGACATCGACCAACTCTGCGAACTCAGCTGCCTTCTGACGCCAACCACTAAGGACAGCTGCATCGACATCTCCATCAGCCTGGAGGAGGAGATCCTCGATCTGGACGTTCGTGAACATTGTGTCGTTTTCCGAACCTCCTGATGGGATCACCTCACCCAGAAACTGTCGAACGCGCTCTGAGTCAGTCGCCATGACTAACTCGCGTCGTCCTCTTCGAGAGTGGCGACGAGGTCTTCCTTCCGCCCCGACAAGGGCAGTTGGTCGTCCTCTTCACGAGTCTCGTTGCGCCGAGCGATCTCCGCACGAAGGTTCTCATTCGTGTTTTGATCGTACGGTGGGGACGCGATGGCCTCGCCTTCGTCTCCCCCATCATCTGAGGGAGCCTGTTGCTTGGCCATCTTGGCAACAGTCTTCTCGTGCTGCGCCTTGCTGAGACCAGCCGTGTTGGCATCGCCGGTGTTGGCGACCTCCTCGAGCGGCTGGCCCTTGTTCGGGCCGGCGTCGGTGATCTCTTCCACGACTTCATCTTCGTCGCGGCCGGTCGCCTCCGCAAGCTGTTCGTCGGTGATCTGATTCCGGTCGTGGAGGTACTTGAGGTCATCCTCCGACAACTGGCTCAAATCCCCGTCTTCAGGGATTTCGATTTCTCTGCTCACGCGGTCTCCTTTGCCGCTACGGACGAAGTCGGATCACTCGAACCGTGACCGAGGTCACAGCCGAGTAACTGATGGCGACCCGGCCGTTGGCGTCGTTGAAACGGAAGGGCGGAAACGGACCGATGATCCGAGTCTGCCCATTCGTCACACTGACACTCACGTCTGGGTTGAACTGGATGGCACCGACCGGAGAGGCTGAGCCGGGGTCGTCGATGGTCACGGTGATGGGAGCTCCACCCCCATTGACCACTTCGAGCAAGCAGAGACCGTTGTTGTCGAACGAATCTCCACCTGCCCCTGCGGCGACCAACGTTTCGGCCAAACCGGTTACGGCAGCATCTTGGACGGTCAGTACAGCCATGAGACTCCTTTCGAAGTCTAGGCGTACAACGCCGGTGGCGTGTAGGTCCCGGAGGCCGTGATCTGCTGCACGACTCCAGCCCCTCGCTGGCGAATACCGGTACCGAAACCGAACCGGTAGAAGCTGTCGACGAGCGGGTAGTCGTTGTCACGACCCTTGACCAACTGCAAGCCCCGAAGGCCGGTGTTCGCGTGTTGACGGATACCTACCAGGTTGCCGATGTTCTGAGGTCCACCCGATGCGTAGGCCAGGACGTAGCCGGCGGGGATGTAGTCATCCTCGACGACCTTGAACGGGCCGTAGGTACCGATCTGGTTCCGAACTCGTCCCTGCGGTGCTCCCACCACTGTCACACCCGACGGCGTGAGCGTGCCGCCACCGAACTGAGTCGGGTCGGGGATGAAGGTCCAGCGTGAGCTGTTGACCCCGACCTGGAACGTCCGGATGACCGTGCCCTCCTGGCGGTTGACCATGAGGATCATCTCGTAGCCCTCGCCGAACCGGTAGCCGTGGTGATAGAGGTGATCCTCCATCGCGTTGACATCGCCCGGGTCGACAGTGGCTGCGCCACTGGTGATGTAGTGGTTGTGAGTACCGGTGAACGTCGTGCCCCGGAACGGCGGCGGCACTGTGCCGTCAGCGTTGTAGAGCGCGTAGACGTTGTACGCGGCGCCCTCGATGGTGGCCGTCGTGTTCGATCCATTGAAGAGCTGGCGCATCACGCGAGTGAAGTACAGTCGGTTGCCAGCTTCCAGGACTGAGGCGTGGATCGACTCCACCTGAGAGGACATGGCCTCAGCGAGGAACATCCAAGTGAACCTCGCCGCGATGTCCCACCAGGTGAAGCTGTAGCCGATGTTGAACGGCCGGCCCAGCCTCACACCCTTCGGCTCTCCGAACTCAGTGGCTTGCTCGAAGTCCTCG